GCAAGTAAAATTGCTGCGACCGCCGGCGGGGGCGCCCCTTCCTTGCTCCCGTCGGCACCATTACATTAGGAAGGCCAGTAGGAAGGGACTGGTATATGTCTTCGATAACGCCGCTACACGTCTATCGCGCCGAATTAGAGAAGCTATTGAATGAGGAAATTGAGCGGTTGATGGAATCAATCTCGTTTGGTCATCTTGAGAACTTTGCAGAATATAAATTTTCTGCAGGGAAAGTCGCCGGGCTGCGTCTGGCGCAAGACTATCTGCTTGAAGCAGAGCAGATATACAAAGAGCGTGTTCTCTAACGGAAGGGTAAGAGAAGATGGTAGCTATGCTTATGGATCACGAAACCGACCCAAAGCAGAAAATTTTGGAAGAAATCGGTGATCTCTCGAATATTGAGATCCTGAACAACCAAATTCTCTGCGCTGTCTATGTGCGTCCGACAAAAACCAAAAGCGGTCTCTATCTGGCGGATCAAACGACCGCAGAAGACCGTTTTCAGGGCAAGGTTGGGCTGCTTATCGGCATGGGGCCGTCAGCTTTTCAGGATGAAAGCGGCCAATGGTTCGCCGACTCGTCCTTTAAGCTGCATGATTGGCTTGTTTTCCGGCCTTCTGATGGATGGAATGTCACGATTAACGGCGTTTTATGTCGCATGTTGTCGGATACGCAAGTCAAAATGCGCATTCCTGCGCCTGATGTTGTTTGGTAATTGGAATAAGGAGAAAATCTATGTCTGATGACGACGATCACGTTGATGTCGAGATCAAAGAAGCAGAAAAAACGGAGAAAGATGAGCCGAAAGTTGAGGTTGTTGAAGAAACTTCTGCGAAAAAGGAAGATTCTTCAGGCTCTTCTGTTGATGAAGGCATAAGCGAACTGAAAAGGAAGCTTGATGCTGAGAAAAGAGCGCGCGAGGAGGCGGAACGCCGCGCTTATGATGCTCAAAAGCAGGCGCATCAGTCTAACTTTGACGCCAAGCGTGCCGACTTGCAGTCTGTCGAGAGCGCTCTTGAGATCATCAAGTCTCGCGACGAGTCTTTGAAGCGCGCTTATGCAGAAGCGCATGCTTCTGGCGATTCAGACCGCATCGCCGAAATTGTTCAGGCTATGACGGTCAATGAAGAGCAGAAAAAAGACCTGAAGAAGGGCAAGAAGGAACTGAAGCGTCAGATTGAAGCGGCTGAACGCCAGCCGGTTCATCCTGTTCCGCCTCCGCAGGTCGATATGGTGGAGCAAATTGCTCAATCCGTATCGCCGCGGTCTGCGGCGTGGATCCGCGAGGCGAAAGATCACCTCAAGGATGAGCGCTCAGTCCGTAAGATGTTTCGGGCGCATGAAGACGCGGTCGAGGATGGCATTACGCCGGATACGGACGAGTATTTCGCCTTCATTGAAGGTCGTCTTGGCATCAATCGCCAGCAACAGCAGGAAGTCGAAAGCCCAATGTCATCTGCAGCAGCGCCGACGCCTCGCCGGTCTTCGCCTCCTCCTGCGGCGCCCGTATCCAGACAGTCGACGCCATCGAATGTGATGCGCCTGACGCGGTCTGAGATCGATACGGCGCGAGATCTTGGCATGACGCCTGAAGAATACGCGAAGAACAAGTCTTTGCTTATTAAAGAGAAGCGCTACGGAAATTAGGAGATATATAGATGAATACCCCTACTCGCGGTCGGCCGAAGGCCGGCATGTTCTCACGGGCGGCTTCTGCTGCTGCGTCTGTCGCCGCTGAAGAGCCCGCTGATGTCGCTGAAGAGCGCCCTCTGCGTCCATCCTTGCGTGATGACGATCCTCGCGCACGAGCCAAAAAGCGCGCTGAAGAACTTCGCGCGCATCTTGGCGAACTGGATGATGGGACGGATGATTTCTATGTCGATCCCGACTCCATCCCGGATGGCTGGACATATGAATGGAAGCGCCATTCAATCTACGGCCAAGAAGACCCTGCCTATCAGGTTCAGCTTGCGCGTGACGGCTGGTCTGCTGTTCCGGCGTCGCGTCATCCTGAGATGATGCCCTACAATACGACGGAACAAACGATCCTTCGTAAGGGTCTCATGCTGATGGAATGCCCGACTGAAATCGTTCAGGAGCGCAAGCTTATTGAACTGAAAAAGGCGCGTGATCAGGTTCGCCACAAAGAGCAGCAGATTGCCGGAACGCCTGACGGCACGATGACGCGAGATCATGCGCGCGTTAAGCCGTCTATCAAAAAATCGTTCGAGGCGATGGCTATACCGGAAGAATAGTCGTCAAGATCTATGGAACAGTCCATGTAGTTTTTGCGATACATCGCAATATACTGCATGGGCTAGTTCTGGGGTCTTAAAATATCCAAGCCAATATTGCTTGCCTTTAATTGATATGCGGGCTCTATATTTCCCGTTTCTTTTATCTAAATGAGCACCTTTTAGACCGCTTACATTATGAGCCCGGCACCTTGTATTTCTGCAATTTTCTTCATGAGTAGCTTTTCTTAAATTTGAAATTCTATTGTCTTTTCTATCTAAATTTATGTGATCTATCTGTTCTTTTTCAGATATGCTTCCGTAAAAAAATGCCCATGCCAATCTATGCGCCAAGTAATCAACGCCATTCACTCGAATTGTTTTATAGCCTTTCGAGTGAGTTGCGCCGGCTTCCATGCCTGCTTTTACATGGCCTTTTTTATTGACCTTCCACTTAAAAATCCCTGTGACGGGGCAATAATCAAGCTGATCTTTCATCCATTCAATAGACGAAATAGCGGAAGTTTTTACAGGCATTTGATTTTCTCTTTATTAAGTATATAATCCGACCAGCCTAATAGGCACTGCTCCCCCGGCGTGGAGCGCAAACACTTCCCGGCTACCATATCGCCCCGGTGCGCGATGATGAGCCTCCCCTTGAAGGAGAACCATCGTGGCGAACACTAACAGCCCCTTTGGATTCCGTCAATATCAGGGCACCGGATCTGCTCCGACGTATGAGCAGGTCACGATGACCATTGATAAAGACTACGCTACCCCGATTTACTTCGGCGATCCCGTTCAGCCCGTCACCGGCGCTGCGACTGGCTACATTCAGGTTTATAACCCCGCGAATACGGTCTCGACGGCCGGCATTCTTGCTGGCGTTAAATACCTCTCGACGTCGCAGAAGCGCATCGTTTGGTCGAACTACTGGCCGGGCAGCGACGCCTCGCAGGACGTTGAGGCTTATGTCATCAACGACCCGAACGCGAAGTTCCTCGTTCAGGCTGGCGGCACGAATGTCGGCTTCGACAAGATCGGCCAGAACATCGACGTCAACATGGGTTCGGGCAATGCCGCTTCCGGCATTTCTGGCGCCTATGTCGAATCGCCCGGCACGGCTGCTACGCTCCCGTTCCGCGTTGTCGACGTTGTCGCTAACCCGCCCGGCGCCAATGGCACCGACATTACGGCTGCTTACAATCTTGTGATTGTGCAGTTCAACGACTCGCTGGCCCGTGCTAACGGCGCTCAGACGGGCATCAGCTAAGGGGAGTAGGCAACTATGGCTGTTAATCTCTCTGCCATTAAAGACCTTCTGCTCCCCGGCCTCCGCGGGATCGAAGGCAAATACGAGATGATCCCGTCTCAGTATGACAAGATCTTCACGAAGCATGATTCCAAAATGGCGCTTGAGCGCACTGCGGAAATGCGCTTCTTGGGTCTTGCCCAGCTGAAGACTGAAGGCGGCCAGACGGCGTTCGATAACAGCGCCGGCGAGCGTTACGTCTATAATCAGGAGCACGTCGAAATTGCTCTTGGTTATGCGATCACCCGCAAAGCCATCGACGATAACCTGTATAAGACACAGTTTATGCCGTCGAACCTTGGCCTGATGGAATCGTTCCAGCAGACGAAGGAAATCTATGGCGCGAACGTCCTGAACACGGCGACGACGTATAATGCGTCTGTTGGCGGCGACGGCGTTTCGCTTCTCAACTACAGCCATCCGATTGACGGTGGCACGGTTGCGAATACGCCGCTGGTTCAGGTCGACCTGAACGAGTCGTCGCTGCTTAACGGCATGATTGCCATCCGCACGAACTTCAAAGATCAGGCTGGTCTGAAGGTGTTCGCGCGTGGTCGTCGTCTCGTTGTGCCGCCGGCTCTGGAGCCGACTGCAATCCGTCTGACGAAGACGGAACTGCGTCCCGGCACCGCGAACAACGACGTCAATGCGATCATGATGACTGCCGGCGGTTTGCCGGAAGGCTACATGGTCAACGACTTCTTGACCAATTCGCGTGGCTGGTTCCTGCTCACGAACATTGACGGTCTCTCCTACATGGAGCGCGTTAAGTTCGAGACCGATATGCAGGTTGACTTCGTGACCGACAACCTTCTGGTTAAAGGTTACGAGCGCTATAGCTTCGGCTACTACAACTGGCGTTCGATCTACGGCTCGACCCCGACCTAATATCAAAGGAGGCGAGAGGACATCTCTCGCCTCTTCTCTCTTATAAGGAGGCGCCCACATGGCCCTTACTAACTTCCCGAATGGCATTACGTCTTTTGGTGTTCCGGTTCTCGGCACCATCGGCGGTCTGCCGCTGACTGGCACCTATTTCTTCGTTGATCCTGCCGCTGGTTCGGATGCGTATGACGGCCTCTCGCCGGAAACGCCTTTCCAGACGATCTATGCGGCTTATGCTGCTGCGACCGCCGGCAACAACGACGTCATCGTCCTGATTGGCAATGGCTCGACGAGCGGCACTGCCCGCATGTCGACGGCTCTTGCTCAGTCTGTCACGTCGTCTGCGACGACTGGCACGATCACTTGGGCGAAAAACGCAACGCATCTGATTGGCGTGACGGCGCCGACCGGCGTTTCAAATCGCGCTCGTTTCGCGCCTCCGACGGGCACCTACACGGCTGCGACGTTCGGCAACAGCGGCAATATGTTCAATGTTACGGCCTCCGGCTGTATCTTTGCGAACTTCTCCGTTTACGCCGGCTTCTCGACGGGTAATGCCGCTCAAGTGACGTGGATTGAAAACGGTGGCCGCAACTACTACGAAAGCGTCCAGTTCGGCGGTTTCGAAGACACGGCTTCGGCTCAGGGCGCCAATGCTCGCGCGCTGAAGGTCATGGGCACTGGCGAGAACGCCTTTGTGAACTGCACCATCGGTCAGGACACTGTTACGCGCACGGTCGCGAACGCAAACCTTGAGTTTGCCTCGGCCACGCCGCGCAACAAGTTCATCAACTGCGACTTCCCGATCATGACGTCGTCGGCAACGACGCTCGCCATTATCGGCACTGGCGCTGGCTCGATTGACCGTTGGAACAAGTTCCAGCAGTGCATGTTCTACAACGCTGTTGACTCGACCTCGACGACGATCAGCACGGTTGCGAGCCTCAATGCTGCCGCTGGCGGTAGCCTTGTGTTCAACAGCTGCACGGCTGTCGGCGCCACCAAATGGGGTGATGCGGGCGCGCTTGCGAACTCGTATGTCGATAACGCTCCTCCGACTGCCGCGACCTCTGGTCTGGCCGTCAACCCGTCGTAATAGGAGATCATCATGGGTTTTTATGAAGGTCAGGACGGCCCGGCGGTCGTCAAGTCGGCGAAATCCGGCACCAACGGCTTTAAAAAGGGCGGCAGCTGCATGAAAAAAGGCGGCAAAGTCTTCTCTGAAGCTGCGAAAGGCAAGAAGCCTGCTCGCGCTACGGGCGGCGGCGTCTTCTCTTCGGCCCACAGCGGCACGAAGCGCGGCTCTACGCCGAAGCCTTACTAATAAGACGCGGGGGCTTAACGGCCCCCGCTCTCTTCAGGAGATCCGTTATGGCGAAGACGCCGGCTTGGCAAAGATCTGCTGGTAAAAATCCAGAAGGTGGTCTCAATGCAAAGGGCCGGGCTTCGGCCAAGCGCGAAGGCATGAACTTAAAGCCGCCTGTGTCGAAAGAACAGGCCGCTAAAAGCGATAAAGCCGCCTCTCGTCGCTCTTCATTTTGCGCCCGGATGACCGGCATGAAGAAGAAGCTGACAGGCGCCGCTGCCGCTGCAGATCCAAATAGCCGTATCAATAAATCCTTACGCAAATGGGATTGCTAAAATGAGCAAGCCATTCTGGGAAAAAGACGCTCCAAAAGACGCAAAAAGCAAGATGTTGAGCGCCAAAGGTGTTAAAATGGCGAAAGCCAAGGCAAGAGCCGCGGGCCGGCCTTACCCAAATCTGGTCGATAATGTTGCCGCCTCGCGGGCTGGCCTTACGAAGGGAAAAAAATAATGCAGCCTATTTCTGTTACGATTGGCCCGCTGTCGGCGGCTTCGGCTAATAACATCGCCACGAGCCAGACGGTAACGGGCGCCGCTAATGTTGTTCTTAACGGCGCGCTTGTTTCAGGCGGTGTTGCTTATCTCGATTCTCCGCGTCGCGTTTTGATTACGAACGTCGGTAACGACGCCGCCATCACTTTTACTGTGTATGGCACGACTTTTGGCGGCGCTTCAGTTTCAGAAGTCCTGCAGGGCACGAGCGGTAGCGCGGTTGCTTCCACGGTCGACTTTGCGACCGTGACGCGCATTGCGACGAGCGGCTCGACGAGCGCCTCCGGCATTACGGTCGGCACCAACACTGTCGCCGGTTCGCGCTGGGTGCGCCTTGATAGCTGGGCCGACGCCCAGACGGCTATTCAGTGCACGGCTACCGGAACGGTCAATTACACCGTTCAGGTCACAATGAACGACCCTAACGACCCGATCAGCCCGGTCGACATCAATGCTGTCACTTGGCTGAACAGCAATGATACCGACGCTGTTACGGCGATTGGCGATATCTTCACCAACTTCGATTGGACGCCGACTTATGCCCGCATTCTGCTGAATAGCGGATCCGGCACTGTTGTCGGCACCTTTGCGCAGTTTAATGTGGCGAATAAATAATGGCTGGGCCGGCGTGGGTAGAAGGTGGCGGAGGGGCAGCGTCAACGACTCTCCCTTTCACCAATCAGACGAGCAACTACACGGTCGATAATCTCGACTGTGTGATCAACTGCACGTCTGGCACGTTCACGGTTACATTGCCGACCGCCGTCGGTATTGAAGGCCAATATTACATCATCAAGAATAGCGGAACTGGTGTCATCACCATTGATGGCAATGGTTCAGAGACAATTGATGGGACGGTCAATAGGACACTTTCTGTCCAATATGAATCCATGACTCTTGTCTCTAACGGCGTAAATTGGATCATCGTATAATGTCCTACCATACGTCTCCCGGCCCTCATGCGACATTCTCTAGCTCCTTGACGCAGTCCGTGGCTAATATTGCGAATGCTCAGGCGATTACATATAATACGACGCTTGACGCGCAGGGCATTACTCTCGCGAGCAATACAAGAATTACGCTTCCTCAAGTTGGGACGTATTGCTTTACGTTCTCGGCGATTGGGCATAATTCTGGATCCGCAAACGCCAAGTGGCTGAATATCTGGATCCGCAAAAACGGCTCAGATGTCGCAAACACAAGCACAATTGTGGGCACATCAAAAGATGCTCCAACAACTATTGTTGCAACTTTTGACATAGATTGCACGACAGTTGGTGACTATTATGAGCTAATGATGGCTGGCGAAGACACTGGCTCACAGATTTTGGCAACGGCGGCTCAGGCTGCTGTCCCGCTAACTTCTCCCGCAATGCCGGCGTGCCCGTCAATTGTCGTTGCGATTTGGCAGATCAGCTAAGGATGACTAGATGTCCACGAGCGGCACTTACACTTTCAACCCGTCGCTCGGTGAAGTCACGCTATATGCGTATCAGCTTATAGGTCTTCGCCCGACAAGCCTCGTTCAAGAGCATTTCGACGCCTCCCGGATGGCGACGAATATGATGTTTACGCGCTGGAGCAATCAGGGCGTCAATCTCTGGGAAGTTAAGTTCGTCACTGTCCCGCTCGTTCAGGGCACATCTTCTTACACCGTTCCGGCCAATGCCGTCGTCATGTTGGACGCTTTCGTCACGACAGGAACGGCGCCGAATGCGATTGACAGGGTTATCCTGCCGATCAGCCGCACAGAATATATGTCTTACCCAAACAAGGCCCAGCAAGGCTTTCCGACGACATTTTGGTTTGACCGCACCCTGACTCCGGCATTTACGCTTTGGCCTGTCCCGGATGGCTCGCAAGTATCCCTGACTTACGCTTATGTCTCGCGCATTCAGGACGCGAATCTGAGCGGCACACAGGAAATGGACATGCCGCCGATATGGCTTGAGGCGATGGTCTATGGTCTTGCTTACCGGCTTTCCCAAATCTGGGCGCCGGAGAAAGCCGCCATCATGAAGCCGATGGCTGATGAAGCTTACGATATTGCCGCTGCTCAGAATATTGAGACGGCCAATACTTATTTGTCACCTCAAATATCTGGTTATTTTAGATGATAAATTCAGACAAATGTTTTGTTTATTGTCATCTAAGAAAGGATATTCGCACGCCTTTTTATATCGGCATGGGCAAAGACGTCCGGCGCCCGTGGCATATGGAAAAACGCTCTAAATCTCACAAGAGCGTAGTTTCTAGGCATGGCGTTGATGTGAATATAATTGTAAAAAATCTCAACTGGGAAAATGCTTGCTGGTGGGAAATAAGATGGATTAAGGCATTAAAAGATGCCGGCTATATAATTGTTAATGGGACAAAAGGCGGCGATGGATTAGTAAATCCAACTGAAGAAATAAGAAAGAAAATATCTGAATCCCAGAAAAAAAGATTTCAAAATCCTGAGCAAAAGAAAATTTTATCCGAAAGATTCAAGGGTCGTATTCCTTATAACAAAGGAAAAACGGCTGATGAACTTGGATTAAAAAAATGGAATCACTCTCCTGAAGTTATAGAAAAGATGAAAACTATAGCTAAGGAGCGCGGCGTTTCTCAAAAATGCCGTGATGCTAACAAAAAAGCATTAACAGGAAGAAAGCGAGCGCCTTTTTCCGCGGAAACAATAGAACGAATGAAAATTGCTGCACTAAAAAGAGAAGCTGCGAAGCGTGACCGGGAGGCCCTAAAATGAGACCTCACGGTCGGGCAAAAGTCAGTTCAAGAAACCCGAACGCCTTTGGCATATGCGACAGGTGTGGGTTTCTTTACAATCACAACAGGCTAACTTGGCAATTTGATTGGGCAGGCGCTGGCTTGATCAACAAGCGCATTCTTGTCTGCGACACCTGCACAGATACGCCGCAACAGCAGCTGCGCGCGATTATCTTGCCCGCGGATCCGACGCCTATCCTTAATCCCCGCGTTCAGAATTATGCTGAAGCTGAGACGGACGTCCGCATAACGCAGGGCAATACGACTGATTCGCAGACCGGCATTCCGATTCCGGGCGGCGATACGCGAATTACTGAAGACGACAATACGCGCGTCACGCAGGAGATTGGCGGCACGCGCTATGACATCAGCGAGCAGCCGGGGCTTGATCAAAATGCCGTTATGCCTCTGCAGACGAATAATACGACCACGGCGCCTTATTATGTGAATTTACCGCTCGTTTCTGTTGTGTCTGATGGTGCGGGAACTGCTACGGTGACGTGCTCTTCTGTGCATAATCTATCAACAGGAGATCAGGTCGCCATTGAAGGTCTTTCGCAAGAAACCGCAAATGGCTTCTATACCGTAACTGTAACGACGGGAACGGCTTTTACATATCAGCTTAATCCTGTATTATCGGCTGGTTCTTTGCTGACGAGCACGACAAAAATTGTTACGTCGAAAGCTGGTCTGCCATATAACTTCACGCAAGTTCCTCAGACGGGGCCGTTATAATGTCGAACATCCAGATTCCGAACCTCCCTGCGGCCACGTCGCTCACTGGCGGCGAGCAGCTTGAGGCCGTTCAATCTGGAACATCAGTTCGACTGACGGCGAGTCAAATCGCCGGTCTTAATCCGGGGCCGACAGGCCCGACGGGTATCGGGGCCACCGGGCCCACCGGGCCCACCGGAGCCACTGGCGCCACCGGCGCGACTGGCGCGGCTTCTACAGTTGCCGGCCCGACCGGCGCGAGCGGCCCCACCGGGGCCACGGGCGCTACTGGCGCCTCTTCGACTGTCGCGGGCCCCACGGGCGCGACCGGCGCCACGGGCGCTACCGGGGCGTCTGTTACAGGCCCCACCGGCTGGACGGGCCCCACCGGAGCTACCGGCGCGGCTTCCACAGTTGCGGGCCCCACGGGCCCCACGGGGCAGGGCGGCGGCGTCGGGCCCACGGGCCCCAGCGGTGTCGGCCCTACGGGCGCGACGGGAGCTGCCTCGACCGTTCCGGGCCCTACTGGCCCTACTGGATGGACGGGCCCTGCCGGCGCGGGCATCACCTATAAGGGCACTGTCGCCAATGCTGCGTCTCTGCCGGGCTATCCCAGCAGCTACACGGGCGCGATTGGCGACGCCTATATCACTCTCGACAACCAGCATCTCTGGGCATGGGATGGCGCGACGTGGGTCGACAATGGCGCGATTGCGTCTGTCACCGGCCCCACTGGTTGGACCGGCCCGACCGGGGCCACTGGGGCCACGGGCGCGACTGGCGCGGCTTCTACTGTTGCTGGCCCGACTGGCCCCACTGGCTGGACAGGCCCCGCTTCTACCGTCACCGGCCCCACCGGCTGGACGGGCCCCACCGGAGCTACCGGCGCGACTGGACCGAGCAATCTGATCGTTGGCACCACGACGATCACCAGCGGCACTGCGAACCGCGTCCTGTATCAGGACAGCGGCAATGTTCTGCAGGAAAGCACAAATGCTCAGTTTAACGGGACGACGCTGACGCTGGCGAATGATGCGTCGATTAGCACGCTGACGGTTGGTCGTGGTGGAAGCGCAGTTGCGAAGAATGCGGCAGCTGGAGTTAGCGCGTTAAATGCGAATACGACCGGAGATGAAAATACTGCAGTCGGCTATCAAACACTGATCTTTAATACGATTGGAAGCAATAATACCGCTGTCGGATCTCAAGCTCTTTCCGCAAACACAAGCGGATACCAAAATACGGCAATCGGAAGAATTTCTTTAACCGCAAATACAGATGGTTATCAAAACTCCGCAATAGGCGAAGGCGCGTTATACAGCAACACAACAGGTTATCAAAATACAGCAATAGGCTGGCGCTCTTTATTCTTAAACTTAATTGGCAATACTAATACGGCGGTTGGAGCTAGCTCTTTAAGAAATAATACCGCCTCAAACCTTACAGCTGTCGGTTTTCAATCTTTGTTTAGCAATACGACTGGCGTAAGCAATACATCTGTTGGGTATCAATCCCTTTATACGAACAATATCGGAGCGTATAACACTGGATTAGGTTATCAGGCACTGTTCGCAAATACGACGGGCACAAATAATACTGCGGTAGGTCAGGCCGCTTTGCTGAACAACAATACCGGAACTTCCAATACCGCCGTGGGTCAGGCCGCTCTGCAGGCCTGCTCAATTGCGCTTGAGAACAGCGCGCTTGGCGTTGGCGCTCTCTACAATGTAACGTCTGGTAATAGCAATGTCGGTATCGGCAGATCTGCTGGTCTTGGCATTTCTACCGGAACTTCAAACGTAGCAGTTGGCAATTATAGCCTTTATAATAATGGCGGGTCTTCTGTTGGCAATTCTAACGTAGCTGTTGGTAATGCTTCTTTGTTCTTTAGCACCGCCTCTAACCTGACGGCAGTCGGCTATCAGGCGCTGTATAACAATACGACTGGGACCCAAAACGTCGCTGTTGGATATAATTCTTTATTGAGCAATACGACTGGTGCAAGCAACACTGCTCTCGGCTATCGCGCTCTTGCCGCCAACACGACCGGCATCGAGAATACGGCGGTTGGCAATACTGCGCTGGTGGGACTCACGACTGGCACGAGAAATACTGCGGTTGGTCAAGCCGCTCTAGGATCGCTCACCACAGGCACTAACAACACAGCGGTTGGATACGGCACTCTTGCTACGCTTGGAACGGGCATATCCAATGTAGCCGTTGGTTGGAACACATTAAACGTCGGAACGGGATTTAGTTATTGCGTCGCCGTTGGGCAGCAGGCTCTTTCGGCCAACACTTCTAATAATATGACTGCTGTTGGCTATCAGGCTTTAACAGCTAATACGACAGGCGCGGCAAATTCAGCTTTTGGTTTCCAGTCTCTTGCTGCCTCCACAACGGGCGCTGAAAATACAGCAATCGGCTTTCAGGCAGGGGGCGGCCTCACTATTGGCGATAGCAACACTGCTATTGGTAATTACACTCTTCAAGGCAACACCACTGGCGCATCTAATATTGCCATCGGTCGTGGAGCTATTAGTCAGGCAAATGGATCATCTAATTGCGTCGCCGTAGGTCGCGACGCGCTGCGAAATACCTCCGCCTCCAACCTGACAGCAGTCGGATATCAGGCGCTGTATAACAATACGACGGGGCTATATAATACTGGCGTTGGGTATTTAGCCAATGCAAATAATACTACAGGCTCTGGAAATACCGCTATTGGCCATAACGCTGTAGGCGGAAATGCCGCTGCCAATTCTAACGGCCAAAATACAGGTGTCGGCGCTTTTGCGCTTCAAGCTGTTACTACCGGCGCGTCTAATATTGGTGTCGGCTATGCTACGGCCCAAGTTATAACAACTGGCGCAAACAACGTCGCCGTTGGTAACTTTGCGCTATCAAACAATGCATCCGGCGGTAGCAATACGGCGGTAGGTGATGGCGCTGTTCTTACTACGACGGCTGGCACTAACAGTGGATTTGGCGCAAGCGCATTGCGTCTCTGCACGACTGGTTCTGGCAACACGGCTGTTGGCTATAACGCCGGCTATAATATAACAACTGGCGGTAACAATGCTTGTTTAGGTCAAGGCTCTGGAACAGACGCTGTTGTAAATTTAACAACACAAAGCAATTACGTTGTTGTCGGCAATAACAGCACTACAAATGCCAACATTAAGGTTGCTTGGACAGTTACGTCTGACATTAGGGACAAAAACATTCTTGGCGATGTTCCGCTTGGGCTTGATTTTGTGAACGGCCTAACGCCGGTAACATACCGATTTAAAACGTCGCGCGAAGACAATACGTCGACTGGCCCAATAAAGTATGGCTTTTCAGCGCAAGATATTCTTAAGTTAGAGGGAGACAAGCCCGTCATTATCGACGCTTCAGACCCGGATAACTTAAAATATAACGACTCGCACATGACAGCGGTTCTTGTAAACGCTATCCAACAACTTTCGGCTCAGGTTGAAGAACTTAAAAAGAGGGTAAAATGAGCATCACCTACAAATACAGCGTAAGCGCGCTTGAATGCTACCCGACTTATGAAAGCCAGTCGGATGTGGTTTTCAAGGTCGTATGGTCGTATCGCGGTGTCAACGCTGACGGCGTTGGTTCGTCGCGTGGCGGCATTCAGGAAGTCACTTATGTGGCCGGTTCGCCGTTCACGCCGTTCAACGAACTGACCGAATCGCAGGTGCTTGGTTGGGTGACAATTCCGGCTGAATTGCAGGCCGAAATGGAAGCTGGCATTGCTGGCGACATCGCTTGGCAGATTGAACAGGCCAGCGCCAATAATCCGATCTCGCCGCCGCTGCCGTGGCCCGCAAATCAGCCGGAGGCGGCTGAGTAATGCGGACAGTTCTGGTTGCTGCGCCGTCTTATGACGGCAAGGTCAATGTCTGGCACGCGACTGCGTTGCTAGAAACTGGCAAAATCGGTTTGGCTAAAGACATTAATGTCGTCGCCGTCTATATGTCCTACGACGCGCTCGTGCAGCGCGCTCGTAACGATATCTTCAAGCTGGCTGTCGATAGCGGCGTCGATGATCTTGTTTTCATCGATTGCGACGTCGACTGGAATCCGATGGATTTC